CCTCAACTGACAATTAAGAGGCATGATGGTATTGGTGATGAGGTCACGCATTGCGTTTGAGTAGTTGTTATATGAGCTTGAGTCTGTGTCAAACAAGACAACAGGCAAGCCAAAGAGTCTACACCATTGGTGGAGCGTCATTTGCATAGTTTTAACCAGCTCCATATCAACAGGGCGAAGGCCAAAGTTTAGATAGTCCCAAGGTGTTTGGAATACACCAATGGCACCCTTTTGGTCTTTGTTGTTTACCCTATCGTTCACCATCCTTTGCACAAGTGATGCTTGCTCTGGGGTGAGTGATGGGATAGAGTTATTCACCGCCCTGGGCACAATAGCACCCTTGGCGCCTCCATTGGCAGTCATAGCTGCACTCGCATCAGCTGCGTTGTTACTCATCCTCAAAAGCTTGAAGCCTGGGCGTAAAGGTGACAATCCTCTAAGATGAGTCCTTGTATCTGCGTTAAACTCAGGATTCCAGCTCTTCCATTGGCACACTTGGTCTTTGGGTAGATCAATGCCAGCACCTACCATGAGCTTGTAGCCCAAGATTCCATACAAGTCTTTAGGGTCAGGGTAGATGTCCAAGAATTGGGTGGGTAACACGTTAAGCTCAACGAACTTTGCGCCGTCAATTCCACCATCATTGCCATAGATGTTGCCCTCTCCAGAAAGTATGCGATAACCATAAAGATTCTCAAAAAATTGGTCTTGTGCTTGATTTGGGTTAGGTTGCTCCAAAAGCTTGGCAAGAGGTGAGCCCATCACGATATTCTCCTCATAAGCATTTTTACGCTTTATAAGCGCTTGCTCAAATGCCCCTTTGTTAGCCAAGCCTTTAGTGAGTTGCTTGTATTGATGCAACGATGTCTGTGCCTTTGCACCTGGCTTCATCTTATAGACATACCAAGGGATAGATGCAGCCTTTCTGGCCAAAAAAGACACAATAGCATAAACATCACTATTAGATAGATAGCCTTCACTAACATAGCTATCCGCTCCATATTGCTGCAATACTGCGCTATTTATACCTTGTATCTTTGGCTGAGTGGTTGGATAAGGATTAATGCCTTTCCTCTTCATGTACCCATCAATAAACTTATCTATTATACCCATGTTATATCATGCCCCAGGTTAGCTGAGGCGCATTTAATTTTGTGTATACTGCGTATCTAAGAGAGTCGGTCAAGTGGTCGTTAAATTTTACTGGCTCATCCAATTTCTTACCATTCCTATCTGTTTTCCACTTATAGTTTCTAAGCTCCTTAATAAGGTTTTGGCTTTGCTCAGTCACAAACATCGGAGTGCTTTTAATCTTTTTAATCCCTTCAGTCACATCTTTGTTTGATGGCTTAGCATTTAGGCCACACCTACAAAGCTCCTCTATTGTTTTAGGCTCGGCTGAGTCGCAAAAAATCTCATCGTATTGAGAGATACCCATAGCTTTAACCTTCTCTACAAGGTCATTTGTGGTAAGCTTTGTCTCATACAAAACCTCATCCACATAAATAGCCCCATCGTGAAAAACCACCTTAGTCATTGCTGATGGGTTGTTAAATCCAAAGTCCAAACCATACACAGTCTCACCTTGTGGTAATTGGTTGCAATAACGCCAATGGGTGTAAATGGTATCATGTAGGTTACCCTTTTGACCAAGGCCATAAATAAGCCAGTAATTCTCATCCGCATCCTTGAGTCGTTCAATCTCCTCAACTAACTCCTTAGCAAGAAAAGGATTGTCCTTGTAAGTGGTGATGTAAAAGTCAGCGTCATCCCTTGGTATCACCTTGTCAAACACCCAGTGGTACTCATCGGATGGGTTATAGTCCAAAACGATTTTACTCTCTGTCCTCATCGTGAGCTGCACCCATGCCTCATAAGACATCTCTGTGCATTCGTTCATAAACAAGTATTGACGCTTTCTACCCCTTATCTTGTGAGGTTGATCAACGCTTACAAACTCAACGAGGTTACCATTTAGGTTATACGTTTGCTCGGTCTTGTTGTGGTTGTCCTCACTATAGATGCCAAGCTTTAGCAATATCTCAATAAAATCACGAAGTACTGAGCCTTTGATGGATGGCAAAGATTGTCTCACAATGGACAAAGTTTGACCTCGCTCTTGGAGTAGCTTTACGATGAACCAGAGGATGATGTTGTAAGTCTTGCCAGACCTACTCCCTCCTTGCATCACAGTTATCCTCTTGTCGCTCCTACGCAGTATGTCAAAGACCTTTGATGTCTGTATTGTTGGCCTCATCATTTTTTAGTCCATTAATGACCTCTACGGTCAGTCCACTGATGCTACCCTCAATCTTATTTTCAACTCGTTTAATTGGCTCACCAAAATAATATCTGGCGTAAATTTCCATAGCCTTTAAATCTTTTTTCCTAAGATTAGCTTCCATTGCCTCAAACCACAATGGCTCCAATGGAGCTAATTTTTCAAGTATTTCCTCTTCTGTTTTTCTTTTTGGCCTACCTGAATTTGGTCTTGGCCCTCCCCACTGTCCTGGCATTTGGTAAATTTTGGTTAAGCAAGTATTAGTATTGATGAATTACTTCCATATTATGCGTAAAACCTTTCTCGTCTTGTTTTTCGCGTTCAAATATCCTAAGTTTAACCCACCCTTCTCTTTGTGGCAGACTGTCTAGAAATGACTTAAAATCATTCGTATTGATATTCAGAATGATTGAACCGTCTTTCTCATTTTTCCGCAAATAGAAACCTTTCTTTTGCATAAGTAAAATTAAACTAATTTTTTTTGTAACTAATCACAATTAACAACTAACGTTAATAAATTGATGTGATAGTGCAATTGTATTTTTTTAAAATCTCACTAATTAAAAGATTTGGATCTGTTAGATCATGAAAATAAATGTGCAATTTTATTTCACTTTTACTTTCATCTTTTATCTTGTCCATAATTAAACCGTATTGTTTGCAAATAGTCTCATCTTTTATATCAAGCAGATCTTTAATTTGTCTTAGACAGTAAATGACAGTTGTGTGATCTTTGTTAATACTCCTAGCAATAGTTAACAAACTAGACTTATAATATTCTCTCATAATATAACAATATAAGTGTCTTGCAATTACCACATGACGAGTCCTATCTTTTCCAGTAATTTTACCAATGGGCACATTGCATGTCTCTGATATTAATTCAAGTAAATTTTTCATAATCTAAGTTATAGTACCATTTGTTTCGCTTTTTCTTTACTACTACTACTACTACTATTTTTTTAATTTTTTTTTTTTTTTATTCTAAAACATAAAAAAAATACGGTACAAACGGTACATATTGTCTAAATAGTTATAATTCAATAAGTTACAAATTTTTAAATATGGTACAATTCTAGTACATAAACAGTACATTTGGTACAAAAACAGTTAAAAATCACATTTTTCATCAATTTCTCCAAATTTTACCGCTATTTTGCCTCTCTCTACCTTATGTTTTTGTTCGAAATATGCAATATTTAGCAATTCTGTACCGACTTTTATGCCTCGTTTGTACCGTATTCTAGAAAAGTCTTTTTTATCCATACCATACATATTTAAAAACTCCTGATGTAATTGATCTATGCTTACCCAATCTTTGTTTTTTATAATATCATCAAAGTGTTCTATAAATTCATCACCAAACTGATTCTTTAGTACCTTCTTTGCCATCTTTTCACTAAAGTCAATATTAGCTACACCATTAGCTAAATAGTCATTTAAACAATAAAATAATAAGTTATAGAACCTATTCCATTCATCCTTATCCCAATCATCAAAAAGCTTATGCCCAAACTCATCCTCTGGTGTGTGTTTTGCTCCAAAATACGGGGCAAATTCAAATACCCTTTGTCTTCTCTTGGCATGAACCCCATTTTGTGGTATAGAATAGTTTGTAGTAAATACAATTTTAGGAGAGTCTTTATATGGTATAAATAACTCATCCTTATTCTTTTTCTCTACTGTTATGCCTTCTGTTATAATACTATAAAAACCCTCAAAATCAACCTTTTTCCTTGTATCCTCAATTGATACAATTCTTGTGTCTAGATCTACTCTTTGAAAAGCAAAATTTTTATCAATTTTGAAATTCTTACCATCTACTCGAATAACTTTTACTATATAAGTAAGGGCTTTTACAAATATACCCTTACCAGTTCCACCACCTTTCTCCTCATTATCGGTCTCCTCTGCCAAGATAACGGCATATGGTCTTGCTGGGTCTTTATATTGATGCAAAAGGTAACCAATAAGACTAATAGCATACATATACCTCTCTGGTGTATCACCACTTATCCTCTTTAAAAACCTAAAATATTCTATATTCTCTGGCTCTATTCCATCTTGATCCACAAAAATATCGTGCTCTATGACTTGGCTTTTCCATATAACCTTGCCAAGTTCCCCGTAGCTCATCAATTTTATCTCATCTTTGGTGATTTGTACCACTCCATTACGAAATGGGAAATAGGCTTTGTCTTTGGTATCACGTAAAAAGTCTATTTCTGCCCTTTCAAAAAACTCAAAAAATGACTCACTAAATAGAGATAAAGAGGACTTATAGATTAATTCTAATAAGTCCTGAGGTGTTACCCCACCATCAAAGGAGTCTGGGAGTCTATCAATATAATCCTTAATGAACTTTTTAACTTGCTCACTTGATGCCTCCTCCACAAATCCATCTTTTATCCTAATGAGCCTATAAGTAGTCAAACCCTTATCGTAAAAGTAAAGCCTAAAGCCACCTTGCACAGTTAGGAATATTTGAAGCTTGTATTTAGATATTTGTGGGTTGCCATTCTTATCTATATCCCAAAAGGTACATATTTTATCGCCCCATCTTTGCTCCAAGTCATCCACTATCTCATTCGCGTCTTTTAGCGCCTTATCGTACTTTTTTACCAAAATCGTGACAAGCTCATCCTTAGATGCACCATCCTTTTTTTTCTCAAAAAGCTCCTTTTCCAACTTATCGCCAAAGTTCACCCTACGCTCACCAAAACCATCATCCAAGAGCATTTTTGCGCTCTTTTTCCAATCCCCACCACACTCTAAGATAGTATACACAGCGGCTGGCTTGTATCCCTTTTGTGGCTCAAATGGGGTATTAGTGCTAAAGACACTAAATAGACCAAGGGCCTTGTTAAAACTCCCAGAGTGGGCAGAGGTGCTACCAGGTCTTAAATAATAGTCTCGCTCACTATTACTTTTGGTACATTTCCATCCATTTTTCTCCAAAAGACCCCTCACATCCCCTCTTTTGTTATAGTCATCAAAAGGCGAGACACCATAGTCCTTAGTACTTGGGCGGTTATGCGCCTCAATCACAACCTCCTCAATCACTTCATTAAATGAGCAAAGGACCTCAAAAAGTTGCTCTCTCTCATCCAATGTGAGCACATTTATACCACTTTGTAGGATGGTATAACCATCGCTTGGTGGCGCTACCACATAGCCACCCTCTCCCCTGGTCTCAATAATGCAAAGGGTCTTGTTATGGGGATTTTTTTGTAGCTCCTCCTCATTGGCGTATCTAAGCGCCAATTTCTGGTTACCCTCAATCACCTCGCATCTATAATAAAGATGCTTGCCATTGCTTTTGGTGTTAACGATGTGGAGCTTGTCAAAGATGGCTTTTGGGATGGCTTTTACTATCTCATCCCATAGGTTGTAAGTCTCATACTTTGTGTCAATGTCAATCACCTCAAGATTGCCACTAATGGCACCGCAGATAATAGCCACCCCACGAGTCCGCGGATCGGCCATCTGTGCATCGTGCTCCTCTTTTGTGATAGTGCGAGTCTGGTACTCCTTCCAAGGGAAGATAGCACCCTTTTTGTCATTAACGGCAATTGCGTTAATGCCTAAGTCTAAGTAGTTCATTTAATATGAGAGTTTAATTTATTGTTATAAACATGTAAATTACTAGAAAAATGATAATACCAACCAACAGGTATACCTAGTTGTTCAGATATTAACATTTGTAATTTAGAAAAACAATATTGATCATTACAAAAACCATAAAAAAGATCATTGCTTCTCATGTTTACGGTCATGTTAAGTTTGTCATTTATGATCTGAAAATGAATAGACAATGTGCAAGGAGTATCATATTTATAATTTTGATGCTCTTTACCGTCAAATATAGAAATACAAGCTCTCCTTGAATTTTTATTTGCTTTTAATTCATTGATGACGTAATTGATTTGGTCATTTCTATTCCATTGCCATCCATAATTAGACCAAACTAAATTATCACCACCATGCATTTTATCCCAAATAGGTGCTCTTTTTTTAATGTCTTCAACAGATCTGTTTTTTGAAAGATACCAATCCCATTCATAATCAGCATATGATAAACTCCATTTTCTCCAATCAGTTGTTATTTTATTTTTTTGAGGATTATTTAAATAAAACCCTACATTAAAAATGGCCTTTGTGTCTTGAAAATCTTCACCTAAATGATTAATTAAAAAGTAAAAGTATTCAAAAGCCTCTGTTGCACTATCGAATTTGTTCAACATAAATATTAGCTTTTTTTAATAAGTTAAGTCCATCTGTGTTTCTATACTCTTCTAAATAATATACAGAAATTATGCCTGATTGTATTATAAGCTTAGCACATTCAAAACAAGGTGACAAAGTGCAATACATAACTGAGCCATTGCTACTTAAAAATGATTTAGCGCATTTTGTTATAGCATTTGACTCTGCATGTAAGACTTCAGGTTTTGTAATATTGTTAATTTCACATATATTTTCAAAACCTGATGGAGTCCCATTATAACCGAACGAAATTATGTTATCGTCTTTTACAATGATTGCACCTACCTTGTTATTGTTGCAATATGATGCTTTTGATACAACTTTAGCTATTTCTAAATAAAATCTAATCTTTGATAAAGCTTCCATTTTGCATTTTACCTGTTCTGTTCTTAATTACATTATAAGATGACTCAATACATGTTTCAATATCATAACCACATAAAACAGCTAGATTTGTTAATACAATAACACAATCGCCTATTGCATCAACTATTTCATCTTGGTTTTGATTTATTATCGCTTTTGATAATTCACCTACCTCTTCTTGTAATTTTAAACATTGTGTTTTAGGATCACCTTTTTTATAAATGCCTTTTTCTTCTGCCCAATCTCGTATGTAATTAAAATATGACATATTATTTATTTTTTAAAACCCACAATGTATTTCTTGAATGCTCTGGGAACATT